TGGCAGATTTAGCCGCTGACGTGTTTTCAAGCCTAGCGGCGCCGGTTATGTCGGCACCTGGCGCAATAGGTCGTTATGTGGCTGACAGGTACATACCTGGGGTCAACTACTCTGCCGAGGACATAGCAAGAGAGCGCAAGGCTACTGAGGATTACTTCAACTACCAGCCAAGGACCGAGCTTGGGCCTCAGTACGGCGAGCAAGCCATGCAAGCAATAGGTGGCGCCATTGGGCCGTACATTCCCGCAATCAAAAAGGCTGCAGACGATAGCTACATACTTGGGGCAATGAGGAAGGGATACGATTACTTGGGCGACAAAGAAAAAGAGCTTGCAAAAGCAATGCTTGATCTTTCGCCAATATGACCAATTTGTAATGAAATTAGCCAAGTATTGGTGTATTTCACAATAACTGATATTATAAATAACAACGGATTCCACCCTCCGTTTTTATGGGTGAGTATAATGGGGTCACAATGAACAAGCAGGCAGAAATAATTGAGGATGACAACGAGGAATTTGATACCGAGCTTGATGTAAGCGCAGAACATGAAGAGGTTGAAGCCGATGAGGTTGAGGCCGATGATGATGCAGAGCAAGGTGAAGATGAACAGGTAGTCATTGAGATTGAAGGGGAACCGCCACCCCCAGAAGAAGATGCAAAGGCTCCAGGTTGGCTCAAGGACCTACGAAAGAGTAACAGACAAAAAGACAGAGAGAATCGGCAACTAAGAGAGCAGTTGGCTAAACTATCAAGCGCAGCGGAACCCACTGCTGTAGAACTTGGAAAGAAGCCCACCATCGAGGGCGCTGATTACGACTCTGATGTATATGAAAGGCAACTGATCGACTGGGTTGAGAAAAAGCGTGCGGTAGAAGAGCGACAGAAATCGATTGAAGCAGAAAGGCAAAAAGAACAAGAAGCCTGGAACGCTACACTTGAGACCTATGGCCAAAACCGCAAGTCCCTCAAGGTCAAAGACTTTGAAGAAGCCGAGCTAGTTGTACAGGATGAGTTGAGCAATACCCAGCAGGGGATGATCCTGCAAGGTGCTGACAACCCCGCGCTTCTCATATACGCATTGGGAAAGAATCCCAAGAAGGCCAAGGAGATTGCATCCATCAAGGACCCCGTAAAGTTTGCCTTTGCGGTAGCAAAACTGGAGACACAGTTAAAAGTGAAAAACCGAAAGGCGGCGGCAGCGCCAGAAAGAGTGATACAAGGTAGTGCTAGATCATCAGGCGCTGTTGACTCAACATTAGAACGATTGCGTGAAGAGGCTGCGCGTACCGGCAACATGGATAAAGTGATGCAGTACAAGCGGCAACAAAAAAACAAATAAATTAAGGATTAAATAAAATGGCTAATAGCTTTTCCAAAGAAGAAAGAGTGGCGTTTGAGAATATTCTGGAAGGTTTCCAGGATGCTCTCGTTCTGTCACGGAACGTTTCAGTATACAACACTGACCAGGCGATGATGGAGCGAGCAAACAACACCATCTGGCGCCCAATGCCTTACATTGCAGAATCCATCAATGCAGCACCTGGCACTGATATCAGCGGTTCTTACAAGAACATGACCCAGTTGTCTGTTCCCTCAACAATCGGCTTCTCAAAGTCCGTGCCTTTCACCCTGAACGCTCTCGAGCTTCGAGATGCCCTGCAAGAGGGTCGTCTTGGTGATGCTGCCAAGCAGAAGCTGGCCAGTGACATTAACGTTGCAATCATGAACACTGCCTCATCGCAGGGTACTTTGGTTGTTAAGCGTACCGCTGCTGCCACAGGTTTTGATGACGTAGCCCAGTGCGAAGCCATCATGAACGAGCAAGGCGTGCCCAACTATGATCGATTCCTGGCACTGTCAACTCGCGACTACAATGGCATGGCTAATGACCTGTCAAAGGCGTCACGATCATTTGGCAACTCCAAGTCAGACAGCGCTTATGAGCGTGCGTTTGTTGGTCAGGTTAGCTCGTTTGATACGTTCAAGCTGGACTATGCAAACCGTCAGGCTGCTGCTGCAGGCGGCGGTAGCAAGACTATCAGCACGCTGGTTGGCGCTGCTAACTTCTTGGTTCCTGCTGCTACTAGCAGCTCAGTTGGCGGTCAGATCAACGTTGACAACCGTTACCAGACGGTAAGCGTTTCTGCCACTGCAGGCGTTGCTGCTGGCGACTGTTTCACCATCGCAGGTGTAACCTCTGTCCACCACATCACCAAGCAGGACACTGGCCAGTTGAAGACCTTCCGAGTGATTAGCGTGGTTAACGGCACGTCAATGGTCATCTCTCCAGGAATCATCAGCGACCAAGGTGGTAGCGATGCAGAGGCCCAGTACCAGAACTGTATTGTAGCGCCAAGCGGCACTGCTGCGATTACGTTCTTGAACACCACTGCAGCATACCTGAACCCGTTCTGGCAGAAGGACTCTTTGGAGATCCTGCCTGGTCGATACGCGGTCCCTTCAGATGCTGGCACCGCAGTATTGCGCGGCACGACCGACCAAGGTCTTGAGCTGGTAATGCAGAAGTTTTACGACATCAACACGATGACCACCAAGTATCGGTGTGACACTCTGTTCGGCGTAGTAAACAAGCAGCCAGAGATGTCAGGTGTGATCCTGTTCTCCCAGGCCTAGTGGTAAATTAGCGGGGGCTTCGGCCCCCGTTTTCACTATCAGGAGATAAAATATGCCTCTTAAAAAGGGCTATTCAAAAAAATCAATTTCAAAGAACATCTCAACCGAGATGAAGAGCGGCAAGCCACAGAAGCAGGCCATTGCTATTGCCATGTCAACGGCGAAGGAAGCGGCAAAGAAGGCCGGCAAGCCAAGCAAGGCTCCAAGCAAGAAAGGCAAATACTGAGGGCAAGACAATGGGCTGGACTAAGCGACAATTCGTCGTTCAGGCGTTTGAAGAGATTGGGCTTGCGTCTTACGTCTTTGACCTGACGCCAGATCAACTTCAAAGTGCTCTCTGGAAGCTCGACGCAATGATGGCTGAATGGAACTCGATGGGGATTAGGCTTGGGTATCCACTGCCAGGCTCTCCGCAGTACAGCGACCTGGATGCACAGACATCCGTCCCTGACATGGCCAATAGCGCAATCTATTCAAGCCTTGGCGTCAGGATTGCGCCAAGCTACGGCAAGATGATATCGCCTGATACAAAGTCAATGGCAAAGAATGCCTATAATGCGCTACTCAAAGCGTTCTCTGCGCCAATCGAAATGCAACTGCCTGGGACCATGCCGTCAGGCGCTGGTAATAAGCCTTGGCGCGATTATGATAACCCATACGTCCGACGACCCGTTGATCCAGTGCTGGCTGGCGAAGATGGTCCACTAGAGTACAATTAGGAGGCAAAATGCCAACCATCAATCAGTTAGCGACAATAAGCACAATATCTGGCGCCGATCAGTTACCCGTTTATTCGACAAACAATGGGGACGCCAGAAAGTCATCAATCAACACACTGATGACATACTTTCAGCAGAACTTTGCTGACCCAAACTACACGGTGGTCATTAACGCCCCGACAAATTCTGGGTTTAATATTGCGCTTGCAGACTCAGCGCAGAGCATCTGGCTCATTATAAATCCAACAGGGACATTTGCTGCTGGATCCGTAACGCTGCCGCAGGCATCAAGCTCGTATGATGGGCAGGAGATCATCATGATCTCAACCCAGACAATCTCAGCGCTTACCATCAACGGAAATGGCTCAACCTTGGTTGGTGTTCCGTTATCACTTGGCGCCGGTAGCTCGTTTACAATCAGATACAACAAGCTCCAATCAACCTGGTACACAATCGTCAATAGCTTGCAGATTGCAGGCATCGACGTGGTCACCACTACAGCGCCACAAACGCTGACGAACAAGACGATAAACCTGAGCAGCAACACGTTTATAACGACATCAGCCGAGCTTCGCGACGCAATCACAGACGAGACTGGAACTGGCAAGGCGGTATTTGCTACCTCTCCAGCGCTGGTTACACCAATCCTTGGCACGCCATCGTCTGGCAACCTTGCAAACTGTACAGGACTGCCGCCAACCGGATTGTCTGGGATAGGGGCTGGTGTATCAACGTTCCTGGCTGTACCGAGCAGCGCAAACCTGTTGACGGCAATGACCGATGAGACAGGTTCTGGCTTGCTGGTATTCAATACTAACCCGACAATAGATGGCGCAAACTTTACTGGGCACGCTCAAACTGCTCCAGTTGCAGACTTAAGCTCAGGCGGCGTGCTTGACATAGACTGCACAGATAGCAACGTCTTTACGGTGACGATGAGCGAGAACGTGGCAACCCTGAACATGACAAGTCCAGCACAAGGCCAGACCGTCAACGTGATATTTACTCAGGATGGCACAGGGTCCAGGACAATTGCTTGGCCGGCGTCTTTTAAATGGCCAAGCGGGTCTGCATCAGCGCTGACAACGGCCCCGAACAGCGTAGATATACTGGTGGCAACATACGTTGGGACATCTTGGTATGCAACGGCGCTCAGGAACATGCTATGACGTTTGCCGCTAGGGTTTCAACAGAGACAACAAGCGGCAAGGGGGCCTACTTAAAGTCAGGCTCTTATTACTCAATCGCTTTTGGCTCAACCTCTACGGTTATTTGGGCGATTAACGCTTCAACGCCTGCGACCGTTTTCATAACCGCAGAAAACTATGAGACATACACTTGGCTGACCGGACAAGGTCCAGCCGCAGGCTATAGCATTAAGTATACGCCGCTGCCTGGTAGCGATACCCTTAACGGCGCCAGTGCTGCAACGGGGGTCTGGCTGTCCTTGAGTTCAGCCAGATCATGGTCGTTGTCTGCAGATGTAGGGCAGATGCCAAAATCGGCTTCTGGAGTAATTGAGATTAGCGACTCAGCCGATAATAGCGTGATACTTGCCACGGCAACGGTGTACCTTGACGCGGAAGCATTGAGCTAAAGTTTATGCAGATACCAATTATCAACGGGATATACACTGATAACGGTCCAGACATACGGACCAGCTATCCGGTAAACCTTGTCCCTGTCCCAAAAGATAGCGGTATCAGCACTGGATACTTGCGCCCTGCCAGCGGGATTGTTGCCGACGGCACTGGACCTGGAGTAAACAGGGGCGGCATAGTATGGGACGGCGTTCTGTATAGGGTTATGGGGACGTCATTGTGCAGTATTGGTAACGATGGGTCTGTGACGGTGTTAGGGGATGTTGGCGGGTCAGATGATGATCTGGTGACGATGGACTACAGCTTTGACCTTCTGGCAATTGCATCAGGCCAAAAATTGTACTATTGGAACAAGACAGACCTGGTCGAGGTCACCGATCAAGACCTTGGCCCCGTCCTTGATGTTGCTTGGATTGACGGCTACTTCATGACCACAGATGGTGAATTCTTGGTTGTTACTGAGCTAACCGACCCGACCCAGGTCAACCCGTTAAAGTATGGATCTTCAGAGATTGACCCTGATCCTGTCATCGCAATCATCAAGCTCAGGAATGAGATTTACGCAGTAAACCGCAACACGATTGAGGTGTTTGACAACGTTGGCGGTGACCTGTTCCCATTCCAAAGGATAGACGGGGCGCAGATACAGAAGGGCGGCATTGGAACTCATGGCTGTTGCGTTTTTGCTGAGACCATTGCCTTTCTTGGATCTGGCAGGAACGAGGCGCCGGCAATATACAACGGCAACAATGCAACGGCAACCAAGATCAGCACCACCGAGATTGATGAGATACTGTCAGACTATACCGAGGCCCAACTTGCAACGGTAAAGCTCGAGGCCCAAGTAAACAAAAATCAAAACCATTTGTATGTCCATTTGCCAGACAAGACGCTCGTCTTTGATGCAGCCTCATCAGCAGAGTTTGGGATCAACATTTGGTTTATTTTGACCAGCTCTGCCACAGGCTTCAGCAAGTACCTTGCTAGGGACCTTCTATGGCACAATAACAGGTGGACCATTGGTAACCCTACGTCTGGCGTTATAGGGCACCTAGACGACTCAATAGGCACCCATTACGGCAACAACGTCAGGTGGGAGTTTGGGACCACCATACTATACAACGAGGGCAGGGGTGGGGTTGTCCACGAACTTGAGCTTGTTGGCATAACCGGCAGGGTGGCGTTTGGAGCAAACCCATTGATAAGCACCTCATACTCTCTTGACGGACAAACCTGGAGTCAGGACAGAACCGTATCTGTTGGCGCCGCCGGCCAGCGTCAGAAGCGAATTGTGTGGTTTCAACAGGGGTCTATGAGGAACTGGAGGATTCAACGGTTTCGCGGTCAAAGCGATGCCCACGTTTCTTTTGTTAGGCTTGAGGCCCAATTAGAGCAGCTGGCATACTGATGGCGCTGATACCGACCGTTACCAAGCTAGGGCTTACCAGGGATCAGCTCGCGACGTTCTTAAAGGATCACCAACAGATTCGAGCGTTTGAAAAGCTATTCTCAACGGTGAGCGATACAGACGGCAGCGACTCAGCATTAGAAACAAAAACATTGATTGCTGCCGCCCAAGCAACAGCAAATGAGGCGGTAAATACAAATCACATCGCCACAGACTATTTAGACTTTTCCTTAAATCCGCCGCATACAGACAAGCGAGGGCGCGTTGTTTGGAACTCAACCGATGACACGTTAAACCTGCACCATTCATCAGGTGTTGTCCAACAGGTAGGGCAAGAGCAGTATGTTCGGGTTCAGAATCAGACTGGGACAATCTTGGCTAATGGAACTGTTGTCGGATACGCTGGAGTTGGGGATTTTAACGACCCGCTCGCAACAAAGTTTTTGGCAGGCGGAGTTGGACAGTCAAGGACGGAA